CTTTGCAGGGAAAATACTCTGAAGTTCAGTTTCAATAACAGCCAGCTTATTCTGCAGCGTTGAAAGAAGAGTAATACCTGCCACTTCATCCAACTTAAAACCGTTTCTTTCTTGCTTTGCGATGATTGCTTGGACTTTGTGTTCAAGATCAATACTCCTTTGGTCAAATTTGTTTAACTTCAATTCACTTGTTAAGTGTTCGTATAACTTCTGTGTTACTAGTGTGTCCTGGATACAGTACTCTTCCATCTCTGGAGTCAAGCCACCATCCCAATCATTGAACTCACCTTTAGGAAAACCTAATCGATTACCCCATGCATCTAGGCTATGTCCTCCCTCTAGGCTTGGACTTAGTAGGCGACTTAACACGAGCGTATCGCACACTTGGCTCGGCATTATCGAAGTCTTCCATGTCTCTCTCAGAACTGGAGCGTCGAAGCTGATTCCGTTGTGCATGATAATCAAATCGCAGCTGTCCAAATACTTTTGTAATCCGCTTGCTTCCTTCCACGATTTCACTTCTCCTGTGTTAATGTCTCTCGTTACTGCTAACCAAATCTTATTGTGCTTACTGTTAGTCTCTATGTCTAGAACTATCTTCATCCTTTCCACCACACCTTTCGTTAGCTATTCGTTCTAAGACTCTTTGCTTCTGTACATCATTCATAGTATACCAATTACTAATCTCTTCTTTGTTTCTACCACAATCGTTGCAGCCCATGATAGTGATATCATAAGTACACTTACCTATACAAGGTGACTTAATCATTCCGAGACTCCATCTCTGGTGCGTCTGCTGCACCTGATAGCTTCCTCATCTTCTGTAGTATATCACACAGCGGATCAATCATCATACACCTGGTGCTTGATAAGGTTATTGGAGCAAACACTCTACCACTATCAGACTCTTCTCGTACATTTAAAAAGTCCTCAAAGAAGCTACGCACAGCAGTTTTTAATTCCTCGTGTTCGTTCATTTTAATACATCCTTTGCCCATTTAATGTGGTCTTCGCACTGCCATCTAATCTTATCGTGACTAAGTTCAACATACTCATTAGCAATGGATTCTAATACCTGCTTGTACTTATCTATCTTAGCTTGTAGCTGTAGTATAGTTTCTTCTGCTGTCATTCTGTTCTTCCATGTCTAATTCTTGGCTCTGTTCTTACTCTCTTAGGGTACTCATTCTCAACCCAGAAGCATCTAACCTCGTCATGATTAAAGGATACATACCCAACCCATGTAGCGTACTTAGTGGTATAGCTGGGACACTTTACTAAGTCTATCGTATGCTTAGCTTGGTGCGCTGTATATCCTCCAAGTACTCCAACACAGAACCAAAATACAGTCTTAATCATTCTTCTTTAGAGTAGGTTTCTTATTTACTAGTGGCTGTTCAACCACAGTAACCTTGTTTTGCTGATTGATTAATGACTGCACCTTCTGCTCTAACTCACTGACTTTAAACGATAAACTGTTTACTAACTCGATTACTTTTGGTAGTTGAATCAAACTCATATTGTTCCTTAGTTAATTAGCCATGTCACCATGCCTACAAAATAAATAATTACTGCCACTGCCTCCACCAGGAAGAGTGGTACATCTCGCTGCAAGAATCCTGCTAGTGTCCACAATGCAGATCCTACTAGACCGAACACTACATTCGCTGGATAGATATTAAAGCTAGTCAAAGCAATACCAATCAAGCAGAGTATAGTGCCAGTCCACTTCAGTAGAATCATGAGCACACCACGATAGAGCCACAGTTAGTACACACTACCGTCTTATCACCTGATACTACCGTTGTAGTAGTACAAGCCATACTATTATTATACACTAGAATCAGTGTTGCTGCAAGTAAAATCTTCTTCATAAGTTATTCTCCTCTGGTGGTAACTCCGACATACGACCTGTCATTCTGTTGTACAACAACCTACATGCTAACCCAGTCAACCCACTGAATCGATTCTTGAGGATACGCACATAGGTAGTGTTCCTCTCCATCGCATCAGTATGCTGTCCATTACGCTCTAAACCAATCACCATGTCACTTAACTGAGCGATTGCACCTGACCCCCTTAGCTGTGCTAATGAAGTTGCTGCGCCCTCTTCATGCCCCTTAGATTCAGGACGCTTGAGATGGGATACCACGAACAATGCAATGCCTGTCTCTTGCACCAACATGCGAAGCTTCGTCATGATCTCATCGATTGCCTTACGCTCGTCTCCTGACTCCTGAGCACTTACGATAATACTGACATGATCAACGAAAATATATTTGCAATCCAAGCCCCTAGCCATAAACCGCACACGATTGACAATGTTATCAACGGAAGTGCTACCAAAATGATCAAACAAATACAGCCTATCTGTGCCAAGTGTTCTGTTAAACGCATCTTTTATATCCTCATCTGTTGCCTCACAATCGGGTAAATGTAAGGGTTTGTTTGCTGCCAATGCCATCAATGATTTTGCTGTCTTCTTTACTGACTCCTCCAGGAACATGAGTCCAATGTTATCTTCTGTCTTACTGAGGATCTGCCACACAATCTCACGCAGGAACTGAGACTTACCTAGTCCTGATCCTGCAGTCACTGTCACTAACTCACCTAGTCTGATACCGTAGGTTAGATCGTTGATCCCCTCGTAGGGATACATAACCTCTGCCTTCTCCTCTGCCTGGTTCACTAGATCCCACAGCGTAGAGCCTGACACAATCCCATCGGGTACATACTTCTCTGCATTCCACCATGTATCCACGAACTCCTTCGTCTTACTCGTAGACAAGTAGTCGCATGCATCCTTCAGATCCTTGGTAGGATACTTGAAGATGTGTGCCTTAGCACCAAACAACTCCGCTACTTGATTCGCTGCTTGCTGCCCAGGATCATCGTTGTCAAAGCAGATTACAATCTTCTCAAAGCTATCGAGATACTCGTAGCTGGCACGACAATCCTTGAGTGCTGCTGACGCACCGTTACGAACAGACACCACTGGAAACCGTGAGCCTGTCAACTGATACGCTGCCAAGGCATCAAACTCACCCTCAGTAATCGTGATAGCCCTGCCACCAGGAGTGAACTTGTTCTGACCAAACATCGTAGCACTCTTCCAGTCACCCTGTACGCTGAACTCCTTCGCAGTCATCGACCTAGTCTTAGCCGCTACAGTCTTTCCTGCTGCATCGCAATATGGAAAGTAGTAATTCTTACCGTCAGAACCTGCACCAAAGAAGTGCATCGTTGCTTTACTGATACCACGCTCTGCAACATGGACTGCCTCTGTGTTTTTAAATACCTCTAGGACTTGCATAGAGCCTCTCTGTTGAGTTTGTTTATCTAGGTAGATACCTAGCCCTTCCATGTCTTCCATCGTCGCTCTAGGGGCTGCTATACGAGTGTGACACACATGGCAATACTGGTGACCATCATCGTATAAACTGTTAGCATCACTAGACCCACAATTATTACATGGGATATGCTTCAAGAAATTGCTTTCAGTCACCTTGTGCCTTTCTTAGTATTGCTCTAGCAAAATCTGTTGAAGTATGCCCAACTTCCAAGTTATAAAACACTTCGTGTATTTCCTCATCTGTTAGTGTCTTTGCTGTTGCTGCCTTGTAGCCTTTATCAAACCCAATCGCCTCAGCAATACCTAAGTCGTGTTCGCTTGGGTGGGTGTAGAGTGGAATAGCAGTTTCAAACTCATAGGTTGCAAACACGGTTCTACCGTCTAACTCAACACTCATCCACGCTACTGGTTCATTAGTTGTGTCCATAACCTGTCATCGTTCCTATTCTGTTTTCTAAACTCATAATCTCACCAGCCATCTCATCAATCTTTGCTTCTAGTTCTTCGATTCTTGAATGCTGCGCTCTGAGTACCCACTCTGCTTCAGGAGACCAATCAAGATAACCTTGGCTTAGATGATCAGCAATGTTAAGCGCATCACCTATATTTAATCCGTCTGCTAGTTCTGTTTTATCTACGCTACCCAAGGTAATTCCTCCTGACTTTCCTGCCTCTTCATCCGTAAGTGATAGCATGCATAGATATCATCCATCACCTTATCTACACCATACAATTGAATGAAGTCTACTGCATCCTGGATCATGAAGTGGTAGACCATCTCTTCATCGTGCTTGTTGCAACTCATCTTATTCACCTTATTAGTTTAACTACTTAGATACTTATATAAAAAACAATAATATATAAATCTACTTAAGACTACTTAGTATAACTATATAGTTATAGTATAACACTATTCGCTATATATGTCAACACTATTCCCCATATCATCAGACAAAAAAGTATCGTCTTCCAGGTCGTCTTCATTACCGTCAAATAAGTCATATCTTTCTTCTGCATATAAATCATCCTTGATAGTTGAATAGCATTTGTTACACATGTCTAAGAATTCACCAGTCGAAGCACTCTTACGGGTAGACTCAAAGTCGTTCAGGTTTTTATCACAACAATAGCATCTCATAATATGGAATCTCCTAGTACTGTATACGCTTTAATGTATACATTGTCTTTTAACTTCTTCTTAAATACTTTAATTGTTTCTATCTTCAGTGATCTGTCTAGTGCTAAGAACTTCTCTGCCTCTTCCTTGTAACTAAATATCCTGATAACACTACCGTCTGTCTCTAATATCTTATAAAGCTTCATACTAATCCTCCCCATTGTTGTGCCATTGCATCTGCTATCCCCTGGAATGTCTTGTTACGCATCTTCTCACGCTCTTTAGGAGGCAAGCAGGAACTATCATAATACCATTGACTCATACGCTTACCAGACTTAGCAACCCATACGTCTCCCTTATCCACTATATTAGTAGGTACTAACTTAGGTAAACCCTTCAACCATAAACACGTTGCCTTAGTGACACCATGCCCGTATTCCCAAGGGTTAATAATCTGATCAGGCTTACGAAACTTAGTACTCATGATCCCTATCGGATTCTCAATTGCATACTTTGGAATATTACAATTCGCTAGTGCCATGAATAAATCTATACCCTGCTGCTGCCTACCATCTGCAATCTTCTTTGCAAAATGCCTAGCCCCTGATACTGCTAGGTGAGTGCATGGTGGGTGAGCGATCATTAGATCCCATGTATTCGGGAACTTAATTACATTCAAGATATCATCTTGGATATGTGGTCCAGGGGTTTCGCTAGGCTCTAGATCACACGAGATAGCGTTATGCCCTGCCTTAATGAATGCATCCCTTACAGTACCGCTAAACTCACACGCTACTAGTACTCTCATATCGTTCCCCTGGCTATAGCAATGTACACATGTATTGTAAAGTATATTGCAGTGATTGTCAATAAGTATTTAATAAATTTATCTTCACTCATCCTTGTAGTCTCCAGCAATGAACTGGTCTGTAGTGATACCCCTCTTCCTAGCCTCTGTAGCAATCCACCTAGCCTCTTCAACGTGCTCTTGATACTTAGCCCTTACCGCAGGATCAACAGGCTCTACAGTGCTATATGAGGGCTTGTTGCGTCCCACTCTATTGGCTTCATGAATCCCTGCTAGTGCTCTATGTAAGTAACTCATAACTTAATCCTTTGCTTGTTCAATAAATTGTTTAACTGAATCCATCTCATCCTTGGTAAAGATACACCGATACTTATTCTCAGTAATCAGTAACTCATCCGCATAAGTCCTGGCTTCCTGGTAAGTATTGAACCCTACACTATCCACATAAAAATTCCAGTCTTTCATTTTCCACACCTCTCTAACATATCAATTGCATCTGATAAATTAACTAGTCCATCTTCTATTAACAGCGCATCGTCATCATTGTTGCCTTCTAAAATTTCTCTATATGCTTGCCTTAATAATTTCATTGCTTGCTCTTTCATCTTACCCTCCAACATGTATGAATTGAAAATGATCCTTCTTGAATTGCTTAATCTCTGCTATTGCTTGCTCTCGTATCTCATT